CCACCAGCTTTAGGCATAGCATTCGTAGCCAACACCCCGTCTGCCGCTACGTCACGACCATCAAAGGTAGAGTTGGTAGTGATAGCACCTGTCATGGCTCCACCTGCCAAATTAAGCTGTAGAGCATCATTAGCTTGTACAAAGGCTGTAGTAGCTATTTGTGTAGTAGAGGTTGCTGTGGCTGCTGTAGGAGCTACAGGCGTACCTGTGAGCGCAGCACTACTTGCGTTAGCCTTAGTGTTGTTGGCTACCTGTATCGCATTAAACTCATCGTCAAGCTCAGTACCACTTAAGGTCTTGAGTGGGTTACCTGTAGTTAAAGCATCTTTAGTTGCAAAGTTTGTTGCTTTTGTGTAATTGGACATTTAAAGTACCTTACCTTGTTTAGCGTATATTGATAGTTTCTGTAGGCTTAAGGCCGCACCATTGATCATAGCTGCGAAGCCAATCTGTAGTATGTTACCTGAGCCTGAGGCTGGTGATGATTGTTCGTTTATAAGCACTGAACCAGCGTACTCAGATAAGTTGTACTCAGACACACCATACTCATAAATAAGACCAGACTCTAAAGAAAAAGCTTCTGAGTAGTAGATAGGGCTATAATCGTAGCCTATCTTAAGTGCAAAAGTTTGACCTGTCGCACCTACTGTAGTTGCCGTAATCTTCTTTACTATCTTGTTTGTATTAGTCATGTCTAAGTCAAAGTAGTTACTATAGTATGACATTTGATATGCAACACCATTATCTTGGTAACCTGTGTACTTAGCTATGCCGTTTAGAGTAGCTAGGAATATCTCAGAACCTGTAGCTAAGAAACTCTTAGGTAGAAATGAGGGCCATACTGTCACCCTAAAGCTACCATCCTGCATAGGTGCCCTAGTGTCAAAACAAAAGGTTTGTCTAGTGGTGGGTGTCATAAGTAAGTAGATAGCATGATTAGGTGAGTAGACTGACTTAATCTTATCAACATTCTCAAACTCTATAGCTTCTATAATATCATCACGTATGTTCTTAGAGATGTCTCGCATAGGTTGAGACTTTTCTTGTACTGTACGATTCAATGAACGTACACCAGTGTTACTTAAGAACAAGATGTCTTCACCAGTATTCTGTACACTGTCTCTAGCAATACAACCTACACCTTCAATTACTTCCACTAACGTAAGACTTGAGGTAGTCATACCTGTTTGGAAGTTATCACCATCACCATAGATGATAATATTGTTCTTACAAAAAATAATTAAGTAGCCGTTATGGGCACCTAAGGTTACAATCTCGTCCATGCCTTTTGTAAGGACACTTGATATGTCTAAAGTACCTGATGTACCCGTAGAGAACTTAGCTCCGTCTAGTACAGTTGTAAAGTACACTGTGGTCTTGTTAGTTGCAGTATCAGCCGCCCATAAGCGACCATACGCAGCTAAGACTGTGTTAGCCTCAGGGTAACCAGAGGTAGTATGGTCATGCTCTGAGTAAGCTTCAAACTCTGTAGAGCCTGATTCGTTAGTGTAGATTAATGGCTCATAGCCACGTTGGAAGAAAAAGTGATGATCATTTAATGTAGCCGCTTGCCAGTTACCAGCGGAAATTGAGTCGCCTGAGGAAAGTGTAGGAGTAACCTCAACTAAGTTTTCAGTTCCTTTATAAAATTTAGTAGCAGACCATGACAATCTAGTGTCTGTTCCTGTGATGTCCTTAAAGTCTGACATACCTAATAAACTAATGCTAGCATTAGCTCCTGTGCTACCACCTAAGGAAACAGTTTGTGTAACCCACCCTTTACGGGAGCTTAAGCGACCTTGCTTGTCTATAATACAGTTGTCTGCATGTGATGCAAAACCTTCCTGTAGTGTGACACCTGATTCCTGAGTGTTTAACCCGTAGAAAGCAGGAGCCGCTATGGTTGCTGATATTAATGGTTTAGCCATTGTTACAAAGCCTCCCAGATAAGTTCCTCAGGGTGCTTGTTTGCGTCTATTGAGATAGCGTCTGATAGGTAACCATCTGCCAGTACCTTAGCTGATACTGAGGAAATACCCCCATCTTCACCACGCTCCTCAAGAGCCATAGCATAAGATAAGGCTTGTACAGGTAAGAAAGGAACCTTAACTGTATCATCATCAGCTATAATGGCTGGTGACCTTTTAACTATCTTAAACTTTAAACTATAGACACCATCAGGCACAGGATAGATTTTAACCTGTGTGTCTCCATTAGAATTTAACCCATCAAACATATAATACTTAGGTGCGCTAGAAGCTGGTGTGTTATTAAAGAATACATTGTCAAACCAACGTGATGTCTGGTACACCATAAAACAGTTGCTAGTGTCGTTTATAACGTCTAGGATAGTAGACTTGTCACCTGTTCCTGTTAGGACGTAAGTAGAATCACCAGATGATGTAGTTACTGTAACAGTCTCACGTAAGTTAGACCAGTTCCATGCAGTCTCAATAGATTCTATAGCATCATGTACAAAGATACCAATAAGTTTAGAGTAGCTGTTCTCGTTAATAGAGGACACTTCACGCTCTCTTAAGCGTACAAGGATATTGTTTACTAATTGCTTATACGTTTTCATGTGGCTTTACCATTTAATTTTTCTACTGTTCTAAGCCCTGCTAGGCCAAGCATTGCTAACGTAAGTTCAAGCATTGCATCTAAGGGTAACTCAGGGCTACCTAGCTCTGGTGCAATCCATTGTAGGATAGGGTTAATAACAAATGCAAACAAGAAGCCTAGGCCGCATACCCACATGAGAAAGGGTCTAGCTCCAGCCACAAAAGTAGACCTGTGACCTGCCTGTACTTTATTTATCTCTGCTTGCATTAGTGCTGGCTTCATAGCTAGTCTTTGCTTGAGTAGCTCACCTTGCGCTCTTTCTTCATCTGAGGTAAACACACTGTCTATAATGTTACCAATGGCTTCTATAGGTTGTGCAACAGCACTACCGCCACCAAATAAACTACTTAATATGCCCATGTTGTACTACCTCTCACCATTTTTCACGATTAGCCCAGTAAGCTGCTGACATCTTACCTTTGGCTATGTTAGCACCATGACGAGCTTTAAATGACTTACGTTTAGCTTTCATCTTATCTGATTCACCAGCTTTAGGTTTACCTGCTGTAGAGGCTCCTTGCTCGCCAAAGCGTATAGTCTTAGTTACTCCACCTTCTTTAGCAACCACCACATGAGACTTCTTAGGGTGGCTAGGTGTCCTCTTAGGCTTGTTGTAAGCCGTAAGGCCTAGTTTAGTTAATTTATTATCTGGCATTACATCTCTCCATTAAAGTAAAGCCAACAAGAAAACAACACCGCACTTGCAATCCACATAATCTTTTTAGTTATTGATTTACCTACGGCTAGGTAGAACCTTTCATAAGCTTTGTCTGCTGCTAATTCAGCTATTTCATTCTTCTCTGCTTTCGTCAAATCACTCACTAATAATATCCTTTCATGTAGACAGCTATTCCAAATAGTAATCCTAGTGCTATTATCATACAGATTCCTATATTAATAGCTAACGCAACATCGTTTTGTAGTTTGTTATTTCTTCTAACACGGGCATTTATTTTACCCTGTTCTTCTTCTTTTCGCTTCCTATGCCACTCAGCCTCAAATTTTACAAAGTCGCTCCACCCATTTAATCGACTTTTCTTTAGGTGAAACTCAAGCTGAGAACGCTGAACTCGTTGCTGCTCGGAAAATTGGTAGGCTTCTAGGGCTGTACCACGACTGTTGGCATCTCCAGCTTTCTCTTTTACTTTCTGAGTTGCTGATAGGTAGTCATTCACTTGACCACCTACTTCGTATAGTTGCTTGCCATTCTTCAAGGCGGTGGAGAGCGTCTTCCAGATTGCGTTGGCGATAGCGATTTCTGCTAGCATATCCAAACCCTCTTTGTGTATTCTTGTGGGACTCCGTAAGGCTCCCTAGATGGTTGTACTACAAGGTACTCTGCATTTACTCTGTTTACTGATGGTTCAATTAAAAGCCCCTGCCCTAAAGGAGCTAGGGAAGGAGACACGTGTACAGGATATATTTCTAAAGGACTTGAGTTCATTATATACTCTGCATATTTTTAACACAAAAAGCTGTAGTGGTTTTATTAGCTTCTACCTTGACTACTGAATATCCTACCATCGGGCTAACCACAAGTTCGTAACCACCTATTGCACCTACACGTAATAATTCTAATCTACAATCATCAAAGGTGCTATAGCTGGACACCATCAAAGGAACTTGAGGCTGACCACTGGCTAACATTGTGGCTAACACAATAGCCCACATTAGTAGTTACTACGTATTTTCATTGCTGCTTTAGGTGGTGGTTTCTTCTTACCTGCTAGTTTTTTCTTAGGTTTTGCAGGTGGCCTACCTACTTTATTGCCATATGTTCCTTTACCTTGTGGCATGACTATTTACCTCTCTTCTTAGCTGTTAGTTTACTTGCGTGAAACAAAGGTTTACTAGAGGGAGTATGTTTAGCTCCTGTCATAGCTTTACCCGCTGTTTTATGAATAGCACCTTTGTACTCAGTGCCGTTCTTTAAGTAATGTTTTACACCTTTCATTCCTTAAACCTTTTTCTTAACTGGTTTTGCTGTCTTTGCTGCTTTCTTGAAGTCACTAGCTTTAGGTCTACCTTTGACCCCTGCTTTCTTCATTGTTTCGCCAGAGCCAGCTTTAATTCGCTTTTTCTTTGCATTGATATTCTTGTAAAGACTCATGTCAACCCTTTAAGCTTTATATGCTGTAAAATTTAAAAGAATAAAAAGGGAACCGCAGTTCCCCTTTAGTTAGTTAAGAGTTATGATTAACCATTAACTGCCATGATGAATCCAGTCTCTGCACGCAACACTTGAGTGCCATACAAGCGGTCAGCAGTATACAAGGTTCCTAAAAACTCTTGCTTGTACTGTGTTTGAGAGCGCACACCTTGTTGTTCTGCAAGTACCATAGTATCTTTATGGCCTAACATTGCGCCACGGATAATACCACCAGCAGTTGCTCCGTTTTGTGCAGCAGTCTCAAGAGTAGGACAGTTAGTAGACACATAAATGTCAATACCATACAACTCACCAATCTTACCATTAGTAACACCTTGACCATTAACAAAGTCAGAGCTAACGTAACGATCAATACCCATGATAGCATTACGTAGTGCAGGTGGGATAACTAAGAAGCGTCCATCCATAGGAGCGTCTGCATCATCCAACTTCTGTACCATGTCACGTAAGAAATCATCTTCAAATACGTCAGCAGGTATAACTTGGTCTGCTGCATATACTGTAGTGCCAGTAGAAGCATCATTGTAGAACGTAGCACTGGTAATGAAGTTAGAACCATCACCATTACCAAAAGACTTACCAAGGGCAAATAGATCATCATCAACCTGCTTACCTAGGGCGTAGCCAGCATCACCAGTATAGAACTGACGTAGTGAAGCAAGTGCTTGTACGTTAGTAATATCTTCGATCATACGTGAGTATTCAAAGTGCTTGTTGATGACTACTTGGACTTCGCCCTCTGTAGCATTTTGAATAGTTACTGCGGTGTTTTCTGCTTTAGCAGACGCAACGCCACGGGTAGGCTTAGGGATATGAATAGTATCGCCTTTCTTACCT